TTAATTGAGCGTAACACGACTATACCTACACGAAAAAGCCAGACCTTTTCTACAGCAGCAGATAATCAGCCTGCGGTCAGCATTCATGTACTGCAGGGTGAACGTGAGATGTCAACAGATAACAAAACGCTTGGTCGTTTTGAGCTGGTCGGCATTCCTCCTGCACAACGTGGAGTACCGCAAATTGAGGTGACATTTGATATTGACGCAAACGGGATTGTCCACGTCAGCGCCAAAGATTTAGGCACTGGTAAAGAACAGGCCATAAAAATTGAGGCTTCAAGTGGACTTTCAGATGAAGAAGTCGAAAAAATGGTAAATGATGCAGAGCAGTTTGCTGAAGAAGATAAATCAAAACGTGAGCGTGTTGAAGTTAAAAATCAGGCGGAAACCCTCATTTACAGTACCGAAAAATCTGTGAGTGAACTTGGAGAAAAACTGCCGGAAGAAGATAAAACAAAAATTGAAGCCTGCAGTGAACAACTCAAGAAGAGCTTGGAAACTGATGACATTGACGCTATCAAGAGTGATCTTGAAGCATTGACACAGGCTTCTCACAAAATGGCAGAATTGTTATACAGTCAAGCCGAGCAACAGACAGCAGCATCTGAGCAAGGAACTGAAGACGCTCAGGACGGTGAAGAAAAAAAAGGCAAAGATGATGAAGATATCGTCGATGCAGATTTTGAAGAAGTAAAAAAGTAAAACAGGTACAAGCTTAAAGGAATAGGCACGAATTTAATATACCTTCAATTTTGAGCCTGTAAACCCTTGACTTTACTAGCTACCTGTGATATAATGGTACATGAAGGTTAGGGATTAACCCTTTCCATTTAACCCAAACGAGAGAAGATTATGAGAGAAGAAATTGAAAATGTCCTAGAGGCAATGAGAGAAGATTACAAACGTTGGTCTGATAGGTGTGCTAAACATGATTCATACGCACACTATTCAGATGTCAAAAATAAAATGGAAGAAAATTACTGTAATGGTCTTGAGGTTACTGAAGGAAGTCGTTACTGGAAAATTACTAGTACGAATGGTAGTGGAACTTCAAGGTCTGTTTCTGGATTTATCTGTAAGGCTGGAGATAAGAAATTCCGTGAAGGTGATATGTTGAAAGCTGCCGGATGGGCAACACCTGCTAGGAATTTTGCTAGAGGTAATGTTATTGATGGTTCCGGAATTAATAATGTTCGTTGGACAGGAATTGGATAATATGATAATAAACAGTATTAGTTTAAAAATCGCTATTTTGTTATTCATAGCCTATTCCTATATAGGTTTTGCTGATAAATGGAATATTTTTTTAATGGAATTATTATGAAAAAGAAAGAACAATATGAGTATGGAACTACATACATTGAGAGCAGTAAAGATTACAAAAAATATATTTGAACTTCAGAGAGTGAATACAGAACTACGAAAGTTTCAACAAGTGGTTGAAGTTCTGGAAATCCGAAAATCAGAATTAGAAAATTCATTCTAAGTTTAATGGGGGAACGCCAAAGCGAGAGAGTTGGGCGAAACTGTAAATTTCGTGGCATTAGCCTGAGTAGGTGCAAATCCTATTTCCCTCACCAAAAAAACAATTAACAAATGAGACAACTGATGAAACAATATCTTGAAGAAATTACTACACTAATATTGATGATAGGGTTGTTATATATTTTCATACTGTTTATGGTTAGCTTATAATTTATGGATTACAATTCTACGAATGATGGATCAGTAGTTAGAAATAAACCAAAGAGTAAAAAAGAACCACAACCGCCCGGTAAATTTGCTGTGGTTTTACATAATGATGATTTTACTCCAATGGAGTTTGTGGTATATGTTCTACAAGAAATTTTTCATCATCCATTTGAACGGGCTGAACAAATTATGTTGAGTGTACACAAGGAAGGTATGGGTATTGCAGGTGTATATCGTCTTGAAATAGCAGAACAAAAAGCTTACGAGACAGCCGAAGACGCAAAAGAATATCAATATCCTTTAAAAATAACAATCAAAGAGATTACAGTATGACAAAACAGTACGATAGATTTAATTTAGAAGAAGAAATTCAGAATGTATGGCAGACAAAAGATGACTTGAATGCCATAACAGAAAGATATTATGATGATCCAGATGGCCCAATGACTGATGATGAACTTTCAAATGTTCTGATTGGGTTGAGTGAATTACATGAAACAAGAATGAAAAAACTATGGAGAGTTTTTGAAACAATGGTTACAGAAAAATGTTTTACTGAGAATAAAAATGATTAGAAAAAAAATAAAACCGATAAAGAAGAAACGAGAACTTACTGAGGAAGCGAAACAGGTATTGAGAGATCGTCTTACTGCAATGCGGGCGAAGAAGAAACCGGCTGAGTATAAGAACATTGCTAAATCGGTTCTTGCTCTTCCGGATGATGATACCTACTCTTTTAAGAATGTTAAGGAGTGGATAGTAGAAAACAAACTTCAAGTTTCAGCTCTTGGTCAACAAGCAAGAAGTAGAGGTGTAACACCAAAAGATAAACAGATAGCAGAAAATTTAGCTCATTCCAAGAAGGTATATATTCGGTACTGTGAATACTATTTGAAAACAGGTGATTGGATTTCAATGTTTTCTGGAAAAGAGGAAAACCACAAAGTAATTCCTCGGTGTATTGCTATGGCATATTACCCTGATGGTCGTCCTAAGAGGTCTGAGGGGGTATTCTATCCAGATATTGCTGCAGTGTGGACAAGAGATATGGATGAGTCAGAGTTTCCAGATATGAGAGAAAATACAAATTATGTTCCTAAGAAATCTGGAACAGTTGCCATAACAGATAAGCAATTTATGGCAAATTTGTAAGTGATTGACAAATGAGAAATACATGATATAATATAAGTAGAATTAAAAATACCACAGGGTACTTGTAGGGCTTCTAGAAGCCACTCTCTCACTACTAGCTCTCCTGTGGTATTCCTATATATTAAGTGATATTAATATTAAACATCGTGGAGATATAATGGTGAAAGCAGTTCAACAAAAAGAATCAGGTAGCCCTAACACATTGGGCAATCCCCCAAAACAAAAAGAATCCCCAACAGACAAATTAAAAATTCTTAATCCAGAAGATAATGTAGATTTTAAAATTGATTTTGGTGAAGAGGATAAAGTATTAGAAGCAGTATCCAGTAAAGCAATAGGTGGTACTGAACTAATGAGAAAATGGCTGTTTGAGCAAATGGAAAAACGTGAGCCTGGGCTGAAAGATAAGTTTCAGTTTATTAGTACCAGAGTCCGAAATCTTGAACCCGATAAACAACGAATTCTTTGGATACATGATTTGGCAGGAGATCCAGAAGTTCAACATTTGAAAGANNAAGAGAATTGGNAAAANTATGAGCGTATTGTTTTTGTTAGTCATTGGCAGCAATATCAATTTCGTACTCATTTAGGATTTCCTTATGAAAAAGGTATAGTAATTCAAAATGCAATTGCACCTATTCCAGATCATGATAAACCAAAAGATGGAAAAATAAACGTGTGTTATTTTTCTACACCACATCGTGGGCTAGAAGTTCTTTTGGATTCGTGGGAGTTTATGAGAGAAAAATTAGGTTCAGGAAAAAATGCAGAATTAAATATTTTCTCTAGTTTTAAGATATATGATAGACCACATTTAGATGAACAATTCAGGCATATATATAAACGTGCTGAAAAAATGGATGGTGTTAATTATCATGGTACTGTTTCAAATGATGAGATCCGTCAAGCATTGAAAACACAACACGTTATGGCATATCCATGTATCTATGAAGAGACAAGTTGTATTACTTTGATTGAGGCAATGAGTGCTGGATGTTTGGCAGTTGTTCCTAATCTTGGTGCTATTCCAGAAACTGGAGCAAATTTCCCTTGGATGTATGGATACGAAGAAGATCCGGTTAGGCATTCGCATGTACATGCACATATTTTAGCTCGTGCTATAGATCATTTTTGGGATGAAGATGTACAAAATCTGTTAAAGATTCAACGTAATTATTTTGATATGTTTTATAATTGGAGTTTACGTGGTGGACAATGGCAGCAGTTTTTACATGCTATAGATGCTCCAATGGAAACAGTAGAACCTAAAGAAGAAGATAAAGATGGCACTGCTAGTTGATTTTTCACAGATTGTTATTGGTTCATATATGACAGCCGCAAAATACTCAACTGTTGATATGGATGTAATTAGACCAACCGTATTAAACACTCTGCGTATCTATAGGAATAAATTTACAAAGGAGTACGGTGAAATAATTCTATGTTGTGATGATCGAAAATCTTGGCGCAAAGAACTCTTTCCAAACTACAAAGCCTCTAGAAGGAAAACACGAAAAGTGTCTGATGTTGATTGGACTAATCTTTATGAATGTTTGAATCAATTGAAAGATGAACTTCGCCAGTGGTTTCCTTATAAATTACTTCAAGTAGAGAAGGCAGAAGCAGATGACATCATTGCTACTCTGGTACACTTAATGAATGAACGAACATTGATATTGTCCAGTGATAAAGATTTTGTTCAACTCCATCAATTTAATGTTAGACAATATTCTCCCATGCAAAAGAAGTTTATCGATGGCGATGCAAAACGCAATCTTCATGAAAAACTTATAAAAGGGGATGTTGGCGATGGTGTTCCAAATATTTTATCGGATGATAATGTGTTTATCGATGAAGGTCGGCGNCAGAAACCAATAACTACAAAAAAAGTAGATGCATGGTATGATTTAGAACCAGACATGTATTGTGATTCAGAAATGCTAAGAAACTATAATAGAAACAAACAGTTAATTGATTTGGGTGAAGTACCTGAGTCAATTCGTATAAATATAACCAAACAGTTTGAAACAACGCAAGTTGGTGTCCGCAGTAGGTTACTTACGTACTTTGTGAATCATAAATTAAAAAACTTAACAGAGAATATATCGGAGTTTTAATTTTATGAGTGTATTAAGTATTCCACGAATATTTGAAGAAGTGGCTGCAGCGAGTTCCTTTGGGGCTAGAAAAAAGGTCTTATTGGATAATGAATCAAACCCACTTAAGGAGTTATTAAAATATGCCTTTCATCCAGATATAAAATTTGCTCTACCTTCTGGTGCACCACCGTTTAAAACCGTTGGTTCTCCTGATGAGTATAATCCCACATATCTATATCCCAATATTAAAAAATTCTATTTATATATTGAAGGTGGTCATGATGGACTTACTGATTTACGTAGGGAGCAACTTTTTGTTCAAATGTTAGAAGGGCTACATCCTAAAGAGGCTGAAGTTGTACTTCAGGTTAAAGATAAAAAATTAAAGTTTAGAGGATTAACCTATAAACTAGTCAAGGACACTTTTCCAGAAATATTACCATAAATGATAGATGTAAAAAAACTTGAAAACAGAATAGTTAAATTCAAGCGTATAGATGCTGCAGGAAATGAATCCGATAAAGAAGTCGAAATTCGGCGAATAGATTATGATCAAGCAGCAGATATACCACGTTCCATTACGGCTAGGCTCGTTGATCCTTTGAATTTTATAATTACTTTTGGTTACGATGAAAGTAAGAATAAATTTTCTGGGCCTTTAGGTACTGACATTTGGGAATCCAATTTTGATATAGATGATTTTATAGAGCTCTCTAAGATGGGCGTAGCCGATAGATACATGAAAAGTCCAAAAAGAAATCGGACAAATATCTGAGGAACGACAACCCAATTAGAAGAGGAATATGTTAAAATTTTTCCTATATTTATTTCCTTTGATATTTTTTATACTGCATGACGTTGCCGGAACACAATTTTTTGTAGATTCCACATCGTCTAATATGACAACAATAGAGGAAGCATCTCCAAAACCCACACCAATATTAATGTGGGAGCCGGTTATTAGTCAAGCAGAAATAGAATGTATGGCCAAAAATATTTATTTTGAGGCCGCTGTAGAAAGCACTGCAGGACAACTCGCAGTTGCACAAGTAACTCTAAATCGTGTAAAATCCAAACATTATCCTAATTCCGTATGTGGAGTAGTATACGAAGGACCTAAACATGCAAGCGGAATTATGAAAAAAGATCGGTGTCAATTTTCGTGGTATTGTGACGGCAAGGATGATGAACCAGCTGTCCGCGGAAAACTTTGGAATACCGCCTACGAGTTGGCAAAATATGTATTATCAAGACAAAAAGATTTGATTGATATTACAGATGGAGCACTTTTTTATCATGCAAATTATATTGATGCTCCTAGATGGGCACAGCAAAAAGAAGTTCACGCGTCAATAGATCAACATATTTTTTATGGAAAAAATAAACGTGGGATTTAATTTTAATAAATTATTGACATTAATACGGATCTGTGGTATAATATAAGTAGAGAGTGGGGGAAGAACTAGTGACACACTCTCCTTAAAGTTATTATAACTTACAATTCTAAATTGAGATATATTATGACGAGCACAACAGTTGAAAGAA